TTTACTAAAACACCATCATCCGAAAAGTCCGCCATCTTCTTAGCGAACATCGTTAGCGTTTTTAGATCTTGCCGACCCGCGATCATCCACAGCCCTTCGATAAAATGAAAGAAGGGGTTACAGTTACGTTCCGCACTAAACAGAACACGCTCATTCGGTCTTTCGTAAATAGTCGTAAGTGGTGTCGGAAACGACAACACAGGACCATTGCGGGAGTCTGTCTCTAAAAGAGCTTGGTCTTCTCGCAAGTTCATAACAGCTACTTGAAATACCTCGTTGACATTTACACCGCGTATTACTTTCATGGATATCTCCCTCGTGGTGCGCCTTCTCCGTTACGCACTCGTTCGTATTTATCAAACTCGCAAAGACTATGTTCGATATCCCGCATTTCTAATTTAGGCAAAAAATCTTTTGTTAAATGCAAGGGAGACATACTTAATAAGTCTCTCATTTCTGAATTAAAATTATGTTTACGACTTTTAAAGTTCAGGGGTCTACCGTGTATACGGTTCAAGCCTCGCATGGCTCCAGGACCAGCATTAGCCCAAGTATAAATATCATCGGCTGAATGCAATAAATGTGTATGACGTAAATCAGTAATTAATTCATATGACATAAACGCTCCTAGGTACGGAAATTGCATAAACAAGTTCCAAGAACCACGGAGGTTGTTCGAACGGATATCATTGGCGAGTTGTTCGCGTTGGGGCCAGATACGGTTTACGCACCAAATCACCCCATCGACTTTATCCATCCCGTCAGGAGTTTTAATTATGTACCCACCCGTTACATATTTAGATTGCTTTTTGATTTCTTCCCGAGCAACCTCTGGGTTCCAATCTATATGTAAATTATTAGCGAGAAGAGTTTCACCTGTTTGGATAAGATTAAACCAACGAAAAATAACAGTTGCCATAAGAACAGCATCGTTATCTTTCAAAGGGTCGCGCATATTTTCCCTAAACCAAACGGTGGTCTTGTCGTTCTCTCTAAAGGGATTAGTAAAGCGATAGGTCTTTAAAATCTCATCATCTGTCCACTGCTGGCGGGAGAGGCCCATATTCTTCTTTAGAAAAATACGATGCCTCTCCTCCATCCACCAAAAGAACCTTTCTATTGGTTCCATTACTTCTTCCTCATAATCCAGTTTACATTATTAGCTGTTTCTGGATACGCAGTTGCGAGGATTACACGTTGCCAATGTTTATCAAACCGTCCCTCGATATCATCAATAACGTGTTGAGGCCAACGTAAATTAGCGCGGTGATTACCCTTAAAGTTATTCATTTGGGTAAACGTTCCGTAATGTTTTTCGATAACGAAATACTTTTCGAGGAGTTCTTTGAGTTCTTCATACCCCCATTCGTAGATGTGGTCTTTTGGCAGAATGTCGTTAGACCCATCGTGGTTCGGCGTCGAGACATACGCAATGCCGTTTGAACGGATTTTACGTGCGGCGGCTTCGATCCATGGCTCAATAAACTCTCTCCCCATGTGTTCAATAACTTCAGTTGTCATAAAAACATCTATCGACTCGTCTTCTATGGGGGGCTCAGGATCAATAGTTAAGTCCTGTAAAACGATACGACCTTTATTACCTGACATAGTTTGAAACCATTTATGTTCTGTAACGGGTAAATCGTCGTCCACCCACCAATCTTCTAAACAAGCAGGATCAATATCCATACCCGTATAGCTATTAACAATCTCAGCCTTACGAGAGACAAAGGCTTTATAGAGATAGCGCAATGTCCAAACTTCCCCGCAACCTATTTCAAGTATATCTACAGGTCGATCAAGTTTTTTAGCACGTTCCATAATCAGCTGACCCATTTTACAAAAACGACTGATGTGCGCCAGCTCATCAGGTCGCCAGTTAGCCAGCGTACCCGCTGAAGCAATGTCCATACGGGTGTTCTTAGAATTATTCGCGTTTACCGCGAGTTTACGACGAATAGATGCCATTTATTTCTCCTAATAAAACTGGGTGGGGGAAGCTAACACTAAGGCTCAGGTACTTGATGTATTAACCAAACTGGCAAGGAACGCTTTTCCCATACGGCACAAGCCAACTTCCCCCGCATCGGTGAGACTAGCTAAGAATACGAATGTATCCTTTGTCGACCATCTCACGATGATAGTGTTTATAAACGCGATCTACAGACTGTTTAGACACGAGCTTTCCTTCAAGCTTTTCCCAAAACATACCGATAGTAATCCCGCCTTCAAACACTTCTAGCTCCTCTAAAATATGAAGCATCTGTTTTGGACCTTTATCTGGATACTTAACAAACTCGATCTTCGCGCCGACTTTTAAACGACCCGTAAGGCTACGACCCGCTTCAGCTTTTTTTACTTCCGCGATAACTTCAGGTTCCATTATCTTCTTTCCTTTGTGATATTCAGAAGGCCATTTATTACGAGGCCACGTTTTTTGCTCACCAAAGTCATGATCAGGAGACCACATCCATCCGTCTGACGATGTTTGAATCCAGCCGCCCATTTCAACCTCCAGTCCTACTTTCTAAAGAGTTTAGACTAGATATAGTGGCAGATAAAGCTCAAAATAATCTATATCGGGAAATATTTATTGCTCATCGGCTGTACGATATGCAAGTTTTTCTTTGCTCTAGTAAGGCCAACATAAAAGACGCGGGTGTCGTCGTCAGGATTTTTTTCAAAACTTTTCCATGTACGGTGAGGAATATCAGTAAGGAGTAAAACGTTGTCTGCCTCCCCACCCTTGGCTGAATGTATTGTAGAGAGATTTATACGAGGCTTCTTAGTGATTTTTTCGCCGCGACGTAAAATAGAAAGAATATAACTGCGCTCTTGAACTGATATAGCATCGAACATATCGTGCCATATCTTTGGTTCGCTTAACTCTGCTATTTCTAAGACTTGCGAAAGCGTGAACCTCTGCGTTGGCTCGAAAGTGTCAAAAACCTTCTTCTTCGCGCTCTTAATATACGCAACAGCTGATAATGCGTCTTCTGGGTATGCAAGATCGCCACGTCTTAATCGCTCCCAAGCTTGAACAGAGGCAACCTTTTTATCAGAGATAGAAGGGTCGCCTTTACGCTCGAAATATACCCCAAGATTTCTACAATGGGCATCAATCTCATTTAATAAATAATTAGACCGCGATAAGATTAACCATTCACCCGTAGATAGGTCCACATGCTCGAAACTTGCTTCGCTGATAACCTGTCCTTCCTCATGCCGAGGGTTCCAAGTTTTATCTGTTCGTGTCTTAACACGGCGTATAATGCTGTCAGCTACCCGATGAACACTGCGAGGGATGCGGTAACTTTGATCCAAGACACGAGCGTTACCTTTGCTTATCCCTACCAGATGATCTACATCTGCCCCTGCCCATCTAAAAATAGCTTGATCGTCATCTCCGGCAATATAGACACGTTGAGAGTTCTCTGCCAACAATTCTACTAGACGCCATTGTAGAGGGCTGAGATCTTGCGCCTCATCTACAAACATAACATCTAATTTAGGGGACAACTGTTTTTGAACACACAGATCTAACATATCTGTAAAATCATGTAAGCCCCTTGAATCTTTAAACTGCTTTAACCCTTTTTGAAATCGTTCTAACGCAAACCAGTCGATATCTTCATCATAATGATCGTGCCACTGTTGTCGTAAAGGCACACAGCGTAATCGGGATAAACCTTCAATAAAACTCAGGCGGTCGTCTTTCGATAAAAGAGATATTGCACCTTCCTCAAGTTTATTAGAACCTGTAAGCCGTAAACCCATCAGATCGTTAAACTCATGAAGTGTTTGTCCATTTAAGACAGAGCTTCTGGACAAACCTAACATACGGTGGCATAAAGAATGAAGCGTTCGGAAATTAGGCAACTCTTTTTGAGTTAGACCAAAACGCTCCATAGTCCTTTCGCGCCCTTCTTCTGATGCTTTTTTAGTAAATGCGAAATAACCTATGCGGTCAGGGTGTGTACCTCGCTCCATTTCTAGTTCAATTAAATTCAGAATTGTTGTCGTTTTGCCTGTTCCAGGAGGGCCAAGGATAATAGACCACGTGCTTGAGTCTCTCATCAAAAAGGCTCCTCTTTCATATCCGGTAAATCAAAACTTCCTTCTTGTGCAGAAAACTCTGGTATATACCAAACAGTAACGCCCTTGCCTTTTACGTGAAAGAAATGGTGGCCCCCGCCTAGCTCACGAATCCGTGCCGCTATATTATTACGACCGTAATCACGAAACTGCTGGCGACTAAAATAATCTAATAAATCTTTCAAACGGAAATGAGTTTTACCCTCTTCTGTCCAAGGTTTACCCAATAATAATTCATCGCGGCTTTGAGCTTGCGCTCGTTCAGTGCAAAACGCTTCTAGTAGTTCCATAAACTGGCCTTCTACTGAAACGTCTTTTGGAACCTCAATTACAGAAACAGCGTCCAATAACTGCTGTATTATATTTCTCCAATTATTCTGCCTTTGCGTTGGTGGCATAAAATTAAGCGCATCCATACAACGCCGTTGGAACTTGGTTTGATTTTGTAATTCCTCTGTAGTTAATTCTAAACGATGACCCTCAACATCAAGAAACCAGATCGGAGGTTGAGAATCCTGTTTTTGAAGATTACCAAACTGAGGCATACCGCCTGAACTACCTACACCATACTCACATGTTCGACAAACAGCAGAGTTACAAAACGCGGCTATAGGCTGATCATTACATTTGTAGTGATAATCCTTATTATTTAGAGCGCGGATAACTGTTAAGACTTCTTGCGCACCTAACGGGGGTTTCATAAACTTGAAGTTAAATTCTTCAACCTTACGTTCCCATGTATCCTGGAACTTTTTACGAACAAAAACCCCTAGATCAAACAGCCCATTATTACGAGTACCTTCTGGAAAGCCCATTGTACAAAGAGCTTTTAAACAAGGTGGTGCACCTTCAAGATCTGGATCAGTCTCAGCGTCGTTAACAGCTTTAGCTGTTAAATTTTCTAACTCTCGTCGAGTAATCATTTTACTCTTAACGTGAGCTATAAATTCTTCTAAATCTAAGATGCCTTCGCCTTGGTCGTTATGACAATACCTTGTCGATGTATTACCACCGAAGTACGGCATATTTAAAATATTACCGCGATCCCCTTTTTCTAAGAGGAGCTTCGTTTGCTTTGGAAATATCTCAGCTGTTCCATAACCAAGAGCTGATGCTATTTCTTTTAACTTACCCTGCATAACAGAAGCGGGTACTGGCTCTTTTACAAAACAATAAACATGTGCTCCGCCCGATTTAGAGCGAGCAACAACAAAAGGTAACTCATTTCGTCGAACTAACCGTTCAACAAGTTCATCAAGTTTTAAGGGGTAAACATCAATATCTATTGCCCCCCATACGCAAGAATTATCCTCACGAATAGGAACAATGCCAACCGACTCTTTTCCCTCTAAATGATTAGTCCATAATTCTATTAATTTTTCATCGCTTATATCTTCCGATATAACTCGATATTGACCTTTTTGTTTTCCTGGACCGTTATCTTCATTTGGGCGATAACAACCATAAGCTAGTCTTAAACCAGCAAATAACTGAGCAAAATTTTGGGCAAGGGTACTCATACTTTATCCTTTCTAACGGTGTACATTAAGGGGGGAATGTACGCCGTTCCCCCCTTATTTTTATTTAGAAAGGAACTTCGTCGTTCAAATCTTGCTTACTCTGCTCAGTAGCCTCTTCGTCAGGAGATTTAACCTGTACGTCTCCGGCCTTAATCTTACTGAGGAATTTAGCACCTTCTTTAGCCATAGAGCCGTTAGTCGTCGGGCCTTCTAAACCAATAGACCAGCCCATCCATGAACCACGGTCGTTCTGTTCTTGGACCGTTTTCAAACGGTATTTAAACATGAACATGGGTGCGTCTTGTGTTACACCAGCACTATTAACAACACGCTGTTGTAACATTTGAGCGAGCCACTTACGAGCTTTACCCAACTGAGTAGAAGTCATAGCTATGACTGCTTGTGACCACTCAGTTTCGTTCTCGTTACAAACCATAACAAAAAACTGGGCGGTCTCCGCAATGTAGTTACCATTTGATAACACCATCTGACCACGATCGTTTTTTGTGCACTGCGAAAGAATATCACGAGAATCGTGTTCAGCTACTTTACCGCCCCCTGCTTCACGCGGTGTCCATTCAAGATATTTTTTGTTGTAGTAACAAGGCACAACGATAATACCTTCATCACCATCAACAACTGTATTAAGGACGGAGTTATGAATATTACCCTGCTCCGCGCCTTTGATATATTTACCGTCGTTCTTATTCAACTGTGGGCTAAGAGCCTGTAGAATTTGTATGAACGGAATAGATACATCATCTGGTGTTACTTCTTCTAAACCAGTTCCATAAGCTAACAGTTCATCGTCCATAATTGCGACTGCGCCGCCTTCTGCTTTTACAGCAACTTCAGTAATTTTCGCCATGGTAATCCTCCTATTTAGCGATTTTAGATTTGAAGCCTGAATACAAACCGAATAAGTCCACAGGTATATCTGTGCCCTTTTCCATTTGTTCTTTGGCAAATGCCCTCAGGGTCGAATGATGTACTGCTTCTTTGGTGTCGATTTCGATACCTTTAGCTTGCAGTGCTTCTACTGCGAGCTTCCATTTATCGTCATTTTTACCAAATTTAGCTGTTACCTCACGTTTAATTATGTCACCAAAACCGTGCTTAACGAGCCACGTGTGGGCCTCGTCAGCTTTAGCTTTTGTAATGTGTGCGGTAACGAACGGTTCAGCTTTTACCCTAGAGCCATCCGCAAGACGTATCTCTGATACGCCAGCTTCAGCCAAAGCGTCAGGAAGGTCGTGCTCTTGTACAGAACGCAATTCTTCTTTTTTCGCTTTCAGTTCTAACTCAAGCGCAGTAACCCCGCGCTCCAGTTCGAGTTGTTTATTTGCCAACTCAGCAATGCGATGTATTTCACCATCGGTTGCCTCGACTGCTAGGGTATTTATTGCCTCGCCCCCGAGGATATCGTCGAGTATGTCTTTATCCAATTTTATTCTCCGTAAAGACTACAGCTTATAGGGATATATAGTTTTTCTTGCCTATCCCATTTCAGCAAGTTTACCTCCCCTTCCAAGTAGTCTGATGCTATCGCAACAGTCAAACCTATAAGGGTCGGATCTCCAGAAAGCAAAACGTAATCGCCTTGCTTTATATTCTTTAGCCCCTGATGAATCTGTTCAATCGCCCACTTAGCGTTAAAACTGATCTGGTAGTTTGGGGGTAATAGAACTTCTATTTCTCCAAATTTTCTGGCAGGGGCAAAATTGTGCTTGCCCGTCTCTTGCACCAGATAAACGCTACTGGACATTTTTCCTCCGTTTTTTACCCTATATCTATCTGGGTAGGTTTTAAACTACGTTTTAATGTCTAAGTCCATCATAATCTCATAATCTCATAATTTAGTAGTTAACTGTATGTTATAATTGCTAAACTATCCTATGATATAACATATGACATTATGAGAACGATAAGCCGTCGCGGGGTGAAATCGCCTTTTGAGAAAAATTATCTGCTAGATATTCATTATAGGCGTCGATATAGCGGATAACATTAGCCCGTACCTTCTTTTCCAAAACTTCAATATCCACAGCGATTTTATCCCGTATGTTTATGTAAACGTCAGCCAAGAGCCAGTTGCCCATGTACATTTGTTCTAAGCAATAAAACAAAAGCTCGATACGATCTGCTATTTTTATATAAAGATTTTCACGCCCCCAAGAGGGGACTCCCCCGTGTTCAGATTTCCAACCCATATCTTTCAAAAAACTTTTTTCACGCTCCTCAAGAGCTTTTTCTAGATCCGGATTAGCCCACTTTACATTAGCAGGTATATCACCTGTAACAACTTCAGGAATATCATGGCGAAGCGCAAACACTAAACCGTCCTTTGATATATCTGGAAATAAGTCTAAGAGGATCATAGACAGCCCCCAAGTGTGGGCGGCTACATTTTGCTCTTCTCCGTTCACAGGACGAATGTGCAAACGCCTTATGCGTCCTGCCATTCGCGTATTATATATTTTCTCGGAAAGAGAGTATTGGCCCATAACTCTATCCTTTCTGTGGGTTTACTCGAAAGCTATACTATATTATAACCGCGTCAACGTATAGGGGTTTTTTATGAATTTTAAATTTAAGACCAAACCATATAAGCACCAGCTAAAAGCATTAGAGATTTCTTACCTGAAGAAATCGTTTGCGCTTCTTATGGATATGGGAACGGGTAAATCAAAAGTTCTTATTGATACGATCGCGTATCTTGACGCAACTGATGAAATTAATTCTGTTTTAATCCTTGCTCCAAAGGGTGTTTATAAAAACTGGGTCGGTAAAGAAATACCAGCACACTTGCCAGACAGCATTGAACATAAAGTTGCGTATTGGGCTTCGCCGTTAACCAATAAACATAAAGACGCTATCCGCGATATTTGGCGACCAAATAAATACTTGCATATTTTTGTAATGAATATTGAAGCCTTATCCACAGGCAAAGCAGAAGAAGTCGCGACTAAATTTATTGCGGCACACGGCGGTTCGACTCTTATTGCTATTGATGAATCTACAGTTATAAAGAACCACAAAGCTCGAAGAAGCAAGGCGGCAATGAGGTTGTCTAAGCGGTGTAAATATAAACGAATCCTTACAGGGTCTCCCATTACAAAAACACCACTTGATTTGTTTTCGCAGTTTCAATTTTTAGGAGAAGAATTATTAGGCTTTAAGTCGTATTATGCTTTTTGCGCTCGTTACGCAGACATGATAAAACGTAGTGCGTCTGGAGGTGGTCATCAATATAATCAGATACTTGGTTTTAGAAATCTTGACGAACTTACTGAATCAATAAAGCCGCACTCGTACCGCGTTACGAAAGAAGAGTGTCTCGACCTACCTGAAAAAACTTATACAATGCGAACGATAGAGCTAACTTCAGAACAAAAGAACCTGTACGACCAAATGAAAAAGACCGCTGTAACTTTGTTAGACGACATGGAAATGGTTACAGCTAATGCAGTTATTACTCAACTATTGCGTTTACATCAAATTAGTTGTGGTTTTATTAATACGGATGACGGTAATGTGGTTGAAATTAAAAACAATCGCATGTCCGAATTACTTGCGATCTTAGAAGAACTAAACGGGAAAGCTATTATTTGGGCTAACTATCGACACGATATCCTGGCTATCAAAAACGAAATATCGAAAGTTTATGGACCAAGATCTGTTGCTACTTATTTTGGCGACACTGATGGCGAAGAAAGACAAAATATTGTAGATCGTTTCCAAGAGGACGAAGAACTACGCTTTTTTGTTGGACAACCTCGCACAGGTGGGTACGGTTTGACTTTAACCGCTGCATCAACAGTAATATATTATAGTAACAGCTATGATCTTGAAGTAAGGTTACAATCAGAAGATCGTGCGCACAGAATCGGTCAATCTAATGCGGTTACATACATCGACTTAATCGCGCAAAAAACGGTAGACGAAAAAATAGTCGGTGCACTTCGGAAGAAGATTAACATCGCAACACAGGTATTAGAAGAAGATTGGAAAAAATGGCTGATTTAATTCAAGAATTCAAAGAACTACGAAAACAATCGGGGCTGTCTCAAAAAGACGTATCGGAAGACACAGGCGTAAGTTTGATTACAGTGTACACGTGGGAAGCTAAACAACGACAACCCACCTTGTCTAATTTCAATAAAGTGTTAAACAAGATGGGTTATGAAGTTACTATCCAACCGCTCGCATCCGTTGAACAAGACGTTCAGCACGGTTAGTTACCTGTTTATACCAACGCGAGTCTATCATTTCGTCTGCCGCCTTGTTCCAATCACGGGCGTCGATACCGGCTTTCATACCTTTAAATTTAGATAATCGAGGGTATCCAAGGTTAAACATCATGTTAGCCACGATCAACTGTACGTCTTCGGGTAAGTCACCGAAGTCTTGGTACAGGTTTTCACAATCATTTATAACGACCTGTATATCCTCCTCAAACGCTTCTAATACCCGTTCAGACGACACAGCAGAACCAACATCTAATCCATATTCAGGATCGTTCTTTCTAATTAAATGACCAATGCCAAAGGTTGGAAGGTCAAGATGATCAAGATAGACCGCGTATACACAGCCTTCATCTGCCTCAAGGTCTCTCTTTAGTTTTTCTATATCCATTATTTTTTCCCGAAAAATTTAGTTGCTGACCGAACTCCGAAACTAGCCGCTACGATCACGCCCAACGTATATTGATACCAATCCGGCATTACTTCTAAAGCAGCAAAACCTTCTGCAACAATAATTCTCCCCCATTCTCCAGTAAAAGCTAATATAAGTGGGATCGAAAACAAAATAGTTAGCCATTCATCTTTCCAAGACGACTGACTACCTTTCGCCATCAGTTTTTCCCAGTCAGCTGTTGACGTTGCTGCTGAAACCATTACCTTGGCTTCAGCTTCAGCTTTTGCTTTAGCAACTGCAGATTTACCACGTTGTTCTTCTGTTTTTGAATCCATCCACGACCCGATTAGGCCAGAAACAGGTCCGATTAGTGCTTGTAGCATCAGTACACCTTTACTTGTTCTGAATCAACTTTCCTTGGTACACAATATGCCGTTACTCTATCTTTTGCATCAAGATATTGTGAGTACTGGTAATTACCGTATCTTTTTGACACTTGTGAAGCAAAATAATTACATTCTGTTACAGAATAAAAATACATATTTCCTGACTCTAGTTTTCGAAAGTCGCCTGTTCCTAAGTATACAAGAAGTAAAAATACATCAACCATTTCATTTTCTTGCCATCCAAGCAGTTGTCCCCATATACGCACCAACAATACCCGCGCCACTAATATAGAATAAACTACTAATTTCACTTAACGCAGAAATACGTTCAACAGAAACCCACGGGGTAAACATCGCCGCAGTAAACACGCCCATCCCAATCAGAGTGAATCTTGCCATTCTAAGTTGAGCAAGACTCTTTCGTAAATCACGCTCTGTTTCTCGGATCTCTTTGGCGTGTTCTAGTTCTTCATCAGTAATTTCACCGTCCCCGTCAAGGTCATACTTAGCGTATGCGGTATCTTTTTGAAACTTCTTGCTCATTTTTGACTCTCTCGTACGGCTTTAAGAGTCTCCTGTACGGTCATCTCTTTCTTAGCGTTAGGGTCGTACTTGCATTGATACTCTGATGGAATAAACTCCATGTATTCAAATATTTGAGATTCAATCGTATTGTTCTGGCCTCGGAAAACACAAATGACCTGTTTGTTCTCCATCTTCTCGCACTTTACCTTGCGGCAGGTGGTCATTTGATCAGCCGCACTTGCTGCCTTACCCTGTAAAAACATCACAAAGAATGTAAGAGCCGCTGCACCGAAGCCGATCATCACTATCCAAGCTACTATCTCGACAAACTTCTGACGACGTTCGCGTTGTTTATATAGCGTTTCTTGTCTGCGTTTCCGGATCTGGCCTTCCATACGAACTAGCTCGTCCCATTTTGACCTACCCATAGTCAGGCCGATCCACTGCTGAAGTTCGTATCTCTGTTGTTGGGCTTTCTGTTTGTTGGCAAAAGTCATTATGGCCTCTTGCTCAACGCTTTGACCACCAAATAACTTTTTAAATATTGGGGGATTCTTGGCCTCTTTCTCCATCTGATCTAGATCAGAAAGCGCACCCATCCAACGCGAAAGGTCGGATGCCATTGATTCTATATCACGACCAACTGCAAACCCTTTTTTTAATACTCCGAAGGCCGCTGAAGCAGTGGCCATTGCACTTACTGGATCCATATATCATCTGTTCCCTGCTTCTAGTTCTTGTAAAATAGCTCTTGCAGCATTCGGTTTATCGACAGGTAAACCTCTATCATCAGGATAGTCGTAACGACCTAATAAAACTCGACCCAATGTTTTTTCTACTTCAGCCGCGAATATTGATTTTTTAGATAACTTAGCTAATTCCGCCATAGCCCTTGGATCAGAAAGAGCGATTGTTAAAGCATCTTGTTTTACGTTTCCTCGAATTTTGTTAAATGCTGTCAAAAAACGACCAGGACGCGTAAACATACCAACATAGCCCCGAATAAGACCTGTTAACATATTTCCTTCTTGACGTGCTCCTCGTTTTGGAACTTCTGTAAGAGCTACTTCTGTAGCGTCAACAACAGTGCGAAGATTATTTACATAATCCGCGCCAAAAAGTGTCGTCATCTTATCTCTATTACCATCTATATATTCGCGCATTGCAGCAGGATCTACGACTTCTCGACCGTTAACAGTCTTTACCCTACCCGCCGCAGGATCCCACATGTCTTTATAAACGAACGCTTTAAATGTATCTAAAAGATCAGGAGATTCTCGTAGTAACGAATAAACTTGATCGAATTTAGCAAACCGATCAGCCTTCCATGTATTTTCAAATATAGTTTCTGGCTCAAGAGCTTTACCACCCCCAAGATCAAATTTATCATTGATTTTAGCTAGAGTAGCTTTTTGTCGAGCTTGAATTTGAAGCACTTGTTCAGAAAATTCTGTAGCTGAACCTAACGCATTCCTTTCAGCTTGAGTTAAATAAGTGTCCATTGCCGTACCGTAAGTTTCTATAAAACGATTATGGGCGACAACATCTATTTTTTGTATTTGACCACGGCTATCTGTTTTTACTACTGTATCTAACCATTTTTTACGAATAGTTGCGCCGACATCCGCAAATAAATCGGCGTTAGCAGGAATATTAAGTTCAGAAGCAATATCTAAAACAGCGGTTTTTCCTGTACGGTCAGGTTGAAATAATAAATTCCACGCCGCTTCTGGGTTTTTAGCATTACGCAATTTAGCAACGGCAGATTTTGTTGCATTTCTAAACCGAGCAGAAAAATCAGCAAAACTATCGTCTAGTGCACGTAGTTCATCAGCCATTCCTGCGGGAGCGTCTTTACGAGAAAGAATTCGAGTTCGTGCCGTTTCTAATGCATCAACCATTCCTGAGATAGTTTCAGGGCTAGGTGCGTCTTCGCCTCTTTGAGCGGCGTTAAACGCCTTACGTTCTAGTCGTCTTAGGTCACGAATATTTTCGTTAAGTGTACGAAGAGAAACAGGTTTTACTTTAATAGCCGCGCCAGATTGACTTTCTAAAAAAGAATCAAGAACTCTATTTATGACTTGAGTATCTTGTGGACTTGCAAAAGGTCGATCAGGTAGTGTTTTTCTTATATCAAGAGCAAAGTTCACAGCTTCAGTGGGCTTTATACCGCCCTTACCAATAACAACAGAGTTGATATCAACCCCAGTTGCTGCAGACCAACGACTAAATAAATCTTCGTATTGTTTTCCGATAGCTGCACTAGCAGTTGCGTAAGAATCTCCAATAGCGTCCCTAGCAGCAGCACCTATAGACGAGGCGTCTGCTACGCTAGATGGTAGATTAACTGCATCGTCGATTGCTGTTTGTACGTTAGAAAGCGAATCATCAATAATTGTTTGAGTTTGCCTAGTTTGCGTTTCTAACCGGATCGCCGCTTCAGTTTGAATACTTTCGCCTAAACGTAAACGTTCTACTTCACCTGCTTTTGCAGCTGTGCCTTCTACACCTACAGGCATAGGGGGTTCAGTTGCCGCTTCTTTTAAAGCTCTCTCAGCAGTTAACGCCGCTGTTCGACTCGGGGTTAATATCCCTTCTGCCGTTTCTCGAGAGGGCGAAGTAATTACACCCGCTTCACGTTCAGCAAGTTCTGTTGCTGATGCTTGCATCGCTGCTGCATCACCTATATTAGTAGCGTCTTTAGCTCCTGCTTCTAATACTTGCGCTGAAGAAGGTATTATTCCTTTTTTATCCGCTGCTTTACCAGCCGGAGATGTTACATATTTTTCGTAAGCTCGCAAAAACGTAGCTTCATCAATATCGAAATTAAATTTTGGATTAGCTAACCCTATACCCCTAAGAACAGGGGCAAACATTTTAAAGGCTAATGCACCTCCAACACCAAAAGCTCCCGACCATTTTGCTTCTTCAAAAGCCTGACGTAAAATTTGTTCGTCGTTTACGTCTTCGGGTAAGTACCCCATATTTTGAGCAAATTTTAAACGAGTTAATGAAGTTGCTCCCGCCGCTAATGACGATGCAATAATAGAAGGCACACCTGTTTGACCAACTCCTGGAATACCTGCAGCTAAAACGCCAGCGGTTACTTCAGTTGCAATAGGCAATAAAGTATCTGCGGATATATCAGCTAAATCCCCAGGAAGGTCTAAAACGTTATCAAGAGTCGCATAAGGGTCGATAAGGTTATACTTCCCCTCGAACCTTGGATCTTTAAATTCTAGTTTATTACTAACAGGACCAACACGAAGACCAAAATCATAGTCATCGTTAACAAGACCCTCACCCATAAAATAACGTTTTAAGTTATGCTCTACATTTTTCTTTTGAAGCTCTGGATCAAAAAGAGTTGTCGTACTTAATTGTGCACGCAACAGCGTAGGTAATCCTTCGTTAAGTATTCCTTCTTGAGCTACTTGTTGAGCAGTGCTTCTTGTAACCTGAGCATCATCTTCATAATCGCCAAGAAAAGATTTAGATAAATAATCAGCAACACTTGAACCAATATCAGGTAGTGCATTAAAAGAAGGTGGCCTAGTTTGAACGGGAGGCGTAGCTGTAGGAATAGCAGAGGTCGAAGCTGCATTAGCCGACGACTGCGAAAGCCTTTGTAAAATCAAAGGATCAAGATTAACTACATCATCTTCTGCCATTAGGGTGTCGCCTGTTGTTTAAATTTATCTAAAATATCAGCAGGAACTGTGTTTATAATAACGTCTAATTGATCAGGCGTAATATACGAAGGGTCTGACGGATCGAGTTGTGAACGTCTCGCTGCATCGTTAAGAACGTCAATAAAACTAAGCTCTCTTGCTGAATATGTTGGTTGCCCATCAACGTTACCTGCGCCATCCCCACGATAAGCGTCTACTGATTGGAATTTAATTCGACCATTAACTAACCCAACCCGATCAGCAAGACCAGTTCGAATTCCCTCATTATTTTTTAAAAAGCTAGGCAAATTAAATTTAGTTTTATTAGCAATCTCATCGTCACTTAACTTTTCAACATCTCTTAAATATTTTATATTCGCGGGAGACTGATGAACACTATCAAAACTAATCGCATAAGCATTAGTTGCTGTATCAAGAGCTTGGTTAATACCCGTAATCAACATATCTGCATTAGCAAACCATTTACCTTCTGCTATATCACCGCCACCAAAAGTAACAAGAGCCGCTGCCACGTCTTTATCCGTTAGCTTACCTGTTTCACGGCTACCCGCTAAAGCGTAAGCAAAACTCATTAATTGACTTTGTACTTCAGCATTTCCTTGAGCAAGACTTTGCAAATTAGTAAAGACTTTGCCGACTGTGGTGTTACCAATTCTTTCTGTACTACCTAACATAGACGGCGTAATAACGCCACTAGCATAATTACCAGCGTTATCGGAAGCCCGTTCGCCAAAGGCTCCAGTTACAGCATCTAGCTGTCCTTTAGCCCCACCGATAAATTTACCAAATTGCGCAACAACACCTACCGAATCCGCAGGGGCGGGAGTATTAGATAAAGATCTTAAAATATTGTCACCAAGACCAAAAGCGGCTGCGAGACTATCTCCTTGTTTAGAAAGTGTTACAGCTTTACTAGCTGCATCAGCAGCAGTAAATGCTCCTGCCGCACCTTCACCTGCAGCCACCATGCGTCCTTCTACGAAAACATAGCTTTGAGGAGATTTGCGTTCTGATAGTATATCAATCCGCCCTTCAACTTCATTTAATTCATTAACTATTCGTTTATATTCATCACTATCTGTGTTAGTAATTGCGTTTCTTGCTGTAATTAGTTCAGCTCTAGCTGTGAATTGCCGACTAAGCTCGTCTTGACCACCTATAGATTTATCTACGCTTAAAACATTCGTCATTGCTAGTTCGGTAGCTGGTTTAGATTTATCACTAAACCCTTGTACTTTATATTCTTTACCAACTACAAAAGCCTCTGGGAAAGCGGTTGGAAAGGCGGTCTTATAACGATTATAAGTAGCTTCATCAGAAATAGTAAAAGTAGATTCTACAATATTCGACGCATCAGAAATATTATCTAGTCTTAGACCGTTGTTTTTTAACAAGGCATAAAAAGTCGAAGGTACTTGATCAACAGAAACGCCTTTAAACGCATTAGGAAAACGAGCGATAATTGGTAACGCTTTTTCTTTTTGATCAGAAGTCAAAGTATTAATCGAAGATGTAATCGCTGTTGACCTAGCTTTAGCTTCTGCGTCAGAAATTTTTTCTTCTGCTTGAAAAAATTTAGCAAGATCCATTGCTAAACTAAGTGAGTCAGTTTTTTGTTTAGCAAGTTGACCTGCGAGCTGAACACCTAATGTTTTACGTGATTTTTCATCCTCTCGGAAAATACCGAAAGCTAATTTATCCATCATGTCAGACCGCGCACGTGCTTCTTTTCCTCGCGCTTTACCGACAGCTAAACCTTTTTTACCTGCTCCACCTATATCACCTAAAAACGACCCAGTACTTGTTTTAGGATCAAGTAAATCTAAACCAATAGTTAAAGCAACGTCTGCCCACACAGGAACTTCATCGTCTTTCTTTAGATCAAAAAACTTTTGAACTTCAGCTTTTGCTGCTTCGGGTGTTGCTTTTTCACCGACTAAACTTTTTAAAAGTTGAGTAGACGAGGTATCGTTTTGAAGTTTTACAACAGCCCCTAAAATTTTTGCTATTTCAGGGTTTTCGTTATGAATATCTTGTACACTAGGGTCGACTTTATTATTATCGTCTGTCGCCATAGTCATAAGTTTGTCGGGATCAGCGTTATCTAACCTTGGGCCAAATATTTGTTGGCCTACATCTTTTGCAGCTTCATCACTAAGCAACTGGTTCTGTGTAGTTTCAGGAAACATACCCAAACTCATGCCTCTTCCCGCATCAATTTGAGGCATACTCATTCCTGAAGTATTTTGCGGAAAACCTACACGCGGTGCAGTTTGTTGCAAAAACAAAGATTTTGCAGCTGCAGGAGTCAAAGTCCGAGGATCAAGAGCCATTACGGAGTTCCTCCACCAAGATTTAACCCAGTCCCGCCAAACATTTGTGGGCGATAACCTAATTGACCAGCTAATCCTAGACCCGTTGCAGCAATACCTGCGATTTGGCTTAATGGGCTTTGGCTAGGTGTTGTCCCTACAGAAAGCGAAGACTGAGTAGTTGGTACGCCACGAAGTAAATCACTAAAGAAGCCTAACCGTTGATACGGTTCATAAGATTGTTGAAGAGCAGTAGCTCGTTGAGCATCTACAACACCTTGTGCTTGTTGCTGATAAAGCGAACCAATACCCAAAAGATTAGAAATATCTTGCTGACCAAGTTGTTGTTGCTGTGCTCCTAACCCAGCCATTTGTCCACCGAACTGACCTAACCCTTGAGCGACTCGTTGTTGTTGACCAAGTGCAGACTGATAACCAGCTTCACGTAATTTAGCCGCTGTGTCCGCAAATTGACGACCAGCGGCTCCAGCTAATTCAGTTTGTGCAAGACGTTCGCGAGACCCACCAAAAGCCCCTCGGGAAACAGCGTTTCCCGCAATACCTTGCGCTTGAATTTGACGATTACGTTCGATATCTTGACCAACTTGGTCAATAACATCTTGCGTATACGGACTCATAAATTGACGATAAGCAGTCGGGTCTGCAAGTATTCCGGCACCCTGCGTAGTCAAGTTTGTCGCAGATTGCATAAAAGGACTATATGCACCAACACCTTGGTTAGCTAATTGACCAGCTTGAATTTGTTCTGGGGTTAGCCCTGCAACTTGTATATTAGGAACGTTTTGAGGGGTCTGAACTCGCTTATAACCCGATTCAAGGAGCTTACGAGTATAATCCTCCATAAAAGGAGCAAGGCGGGTAATATTTTCTACTGTTTGTGTTTCAGCCATAAATCGCTCCTACGCTTTTGCGTTAGCATCTGCTTTACGCTCGAACGCTCTCATAATTCCCATCATAGTTTTTGCACCACGGTCGGGGTTGTTTTGTCCAGTCGGATCCGCCCCAGCTACCGCTTTGCCCGTTTGAACAAATTCTGTATTAGAAAGTAACGTTGGAATTTTATCGTCCCTTGGTCCTCCTGGACCTGTAATATAACCACCGTAAGCGGCTTGCCTAAACATAGGGCGTCCAAGCGGATCACGTTGGAACGGTTGGTAATCAGTTACATAATCAGCAGGATTAGAAGATGCTATTGTTTGTTCTAAACCAAATAGAGAATTTTGTGGTGGAGGCGTTAATTCATCCGGTAAACGGGGGTTTTCACCTCTAGCTAAAGCAGCATAATATTCATCTACGATACTACGTTTATTTGGAGAGGCTACTTCATCTGGTTTCATAGCGTCTGTAAACACCCCACCAATAGCAGGAGATAGAGCTAACGCCGCCGCTGTTCCTGCGGGTACAGCGGCTAGTTGTCCCATAATCCCAGTTCCTGCGGCCTGTGGTAAGGCTCCTGCGGCGGCGTTACCTGTTAAGCTACCTAAAGTAGGCGAACCGCCCCCAGCGGCGGCTATACCGCTATCTAATCCTGGACCAAGAAACTTTGCCCCTGCAAAGCTCATACCCGCTGTAAGAAGAGCCTGTTCGGGTGATTGACCAGCGGCTAACCCTCCGATACCACCGCCAATAGCGGCTCCTGCAGGACCACCTACTGCAAAACCTACAATAGAACCAATCATAGGTGCGGCTTTTTTAAGGGTTTTTCCTAAAGATTTAAAGAAAAATTCAGGTTGTCCTGTATCGGGGTTAATTGAATTAAGTTCGTTACCAACAATATAACGCTCAGGATTTGTAATCCCGACAGCTTTCATTTGTTTAAATAAACTATTTTTTAATTTGGGGTTTGCTTCTAAAACTTCAGCAGGAACTACCGTCTCACCTTCCGCCGCATGAACAATATAATTGTCCTCATAGCGACCAAGAGAAGCTAAACCTTTAGCTATATTTTCATATTGAGCCGTTTGCTGCATATTCATCACCTTTTTAGAAAGATACCTCTTTCTTCATTATGACGCAACTGTTGTTAAGAAACAGTCACGGTCACTGTACCGACAGAAGTCGTTGCGCTAACACTACCAGAAAATATATCCGTAGTCGCAACCACCCTTAAAAACCCTGCTTCTCCGATATAAAAATCTCCATTTTCCAAAGTATTTGCTGCGCCTGAACTAGGAATACCTTGGAAATTAACTTTTGCATCTCGAACCTCATCTATTAACCGATCTAAAGCCCGAGCTAATTGATTAACGTAAACAGGATCATATTGATCAGGAGCGATCGGTAGTATAGGTCGTACAACTTTTTTAGTCATCGTCTACCATCCGGACGAACATCCATCCGAGGTGCGCCTAACCGCCATTTTACTCCTGTTCCTGTATTTTCGACTCTAATCGACATTTGCCGACCACGTGCTCTAAGATCAATTTTATCTGTGTATTGTTCTACAGGAGACGTAGCTGTTCTTATCGCAGAATCTGAAGGTGACTCAGTAAAATTATCACCTCCGAAATCCCTACTACGAATTGTAAATAAAGCAGCAGGATTAGCGGCAGACGATCCACTAAAACTTAAATCAGGAAGAATCCTATTAACCAGCATAAATTGATGACCGTCTCCGATATCAAAATCAGAAGATTCAACAAAAGCATTTATTGCTACAGCACTACCGCTACTATAATCGTCTAACCCATTTTCATGGTCATATAAATAAAAGTCTGTACCTGTGCCTTGAGGAAAACTACGCAAACCTGTGGCGCGATCATTCCAAGTAGTCCGTACTAAAGTGCCATAATACCAGACTTGCTGTCCGTAATTATAAACAACGTATCTATCAATTTCAGTTGACCCCGAAGAACAATAATGCCACCAAATTTCTGTCTGACTAGCAATCGAACCGCCATGAAATTTAAACGACTGTTGGTTATTCATGTCGTTAAAAACATAATCACGAACGCTACACGGTATAGCTTGTATCCGACCGTCATAAACATAAAAATTTTCTTGGCCCATCCAAAATACAACATCGTTTACACCTACGACTGTATTTGGTCCTGCAATACGAATATTATCGCCTAGCATTGAAACGCCGAAAGTAAACGGTGGCCCTAGAAACTGCATGGAATACAGAGCTTGGTCTGTCCAAACCAGTATCTGACGGCTTGTTTGAATCGCTGTAATAATTTCACTACCTTTAGATAAGCGTAAATCTCCAGCGGTATTAGTTGCTTTAGGTGTCCAATCGACTACAGATTCTTGACTAGAAAACCGGATAAGAAGTGGGTCTTGAACAGCTGAACCTATTTCATTAGTACCGAAAGCAATACAATGACGATCAACGTCAGATACTAAAATCTTACGAGCTACTGTAGGAACATCACTTGCTCCTGTAAGACTTGTTAATGATACGGCTCTTGTACTTGTTCCGTTCGTAGCGTCCCAATAAAAAATTTCTCCGTTCATAACGTTAAAGATCAGGTCTTCACCAAAGTTGTCTGCGGCCCACAGGCGTAATGTCTGACCAGCAAGAGCACCAGAACTAGACCCCCACTCAAAGCGGCCCCATGTGCCTGCACCCCAACCTGTGCCAAGGATCGTGGTTGTTATGCCGATGTTGATCTGAAAAGCGGCAGTACCAGACGATCCGCCACCTGCTGTACTGCCAGAAGAAGCAGATCCTGCGGTGCTAATAGTAAATGTGGTGGTGGTTGGTACACTTGTAATTTTGTGCTCAATATTTAACTGCGCCGCCGTAACGCCATCAGTGGTTGCAAGACCCGCAAGTGTAACAAAGTCGCCTGTGATTGCGCCATGTGCAGATTGCGTGGTTACGGTAACTACGCCGCTACCCGCTCCGCCTGTTGTGTTTACAGGATTTGATCCAAGGCTAACGGTAGATCGAATCGGAGTGATGTCGTTAAAGACGCCGGAGTCTTCAAGAAAGACCTTTTGCTCTGTGCCTATAAACAACAGATTGGCCGAAGCCAAGGTAACGAAATCGTATATCTTACGAGCTATGCCGGTAAACTTGTTGTTTGATACACGAACCCAACCGCCTATGCGCTCGACATAGCCGTTACGAAACCTGATTTTGTTCCCATCAAACCAGCCACCTTCATTAGAGTAGTTTGTGCCCTCTCTGTTGATGCCCGGTTTGAATTGCAGTTTGCTTAGTGGCATTCATCAATCCGCATCTGCTATGGTCAGTGTACCGGCTGCGACCTGTCGCATGATTTCGTCGTAGTGGCGGTTGGCTGGGTCAAGAGGTACGTCCATTTCCACATTGTCAATCGTGGCTATAATTGCTTTATTTACCCCATCAAGAACTAACTCATCGCTATCATTTAAGATTCTGTTTTGCGCATATCTGGCTGATGTAATGTTCATTACTATAACTCCGCATCTAATCTAACACTGTTTGACGTACATATAGCAGTATATGTATAGGCTCCAGCATCAGAGCCGGGCTGCGCTTCAATTATTACGCTATGATTCGTCCGACTTAATGCCCCCCAAGAACAGCTAGTAGTATGTATAGAGGGCAACAAAACACTAGCAGAAGCGTTTTGAAAAGTTAAAGTTGGCTGCGACCTCATTGTTACTGGATAGTCAAGCTGACCATAGTAATAGTTGAGGTTGTTGTAACTTCTTTGCAAATGAACTGAGTTTTCACTATCATTAGTTTGATAATAATATCTCTGACATCTACGCAACTCATCGCCAAATGACCGATGCTCAAACGGCGTGGC